GTGCGACCCTATTCAACGAAATGGACTTCAGCATCGAGAAGACTGCGGTCACTGCTAAGACCAGAGCTCTTCGTGCTGAATACACTCTCGAACTTGCTCAGGACTTGAAAGCAATTCATGGTCTTGATGCAGAGCAAGAACTCGCTAACCTATTGTCTAGTGAGATCCTTGCTGAAATCAACCGTGAAGTTGTTAGAACTGTATATACAGTTGCTAAGCCTGGTGCTCAGAACAACGTTGCTAACGCTGGCGTATTCGACCTAGACGTTGACAGTAACGGTAGATGGTCGGTTGAGAAATTCAAGGGACTTATGTTCCAGATTGAAAGAGATGCTAACGCTATCGCGCAGCAAACTCGTCGTGGAAAGGGCAACTTCATCGTCACTTCTGCTGACGTTGCTTCTGCTCTTGCCATGTCTGGCACACTCGACTATTCCTCAGGTCTAACTGGTTCTGGTGGTCCTTCCATCGGTGAAGTTGATGACACCGGAAACCTTCTAGTCGGTACTATGAACGGTCGCATTAAGGTCTATGTTGATCCTTACTCTGCTAACGTTTCCAACACCCACTACTACGTAGTTGGTTATAAGGGTTCTTCCCCTTATGACGCAGGACTATTCTACTGCCCCTACGTTCCCCTCCAAATGCTACGCAGCATTGATCCTCAGACCTTCCAACCTAAGATTGGTTTCAAGACCCGCTACGGCATGGTCAGCAATCCTTTCGTTGAGTCTTCTGCAGGAACTCCTGATGCTGAAGCACTTACTGCTTCTAAGAACCAGTACTACAGACGTGTTCGCGTTGCGAACCTCGCCTGATATAGTTACGATATCAACACAGGGACGCTGCGGCGTCCCTTTAAAGGGACGCGTCCCTTTTTTTGTGCTTAAATAGAACTAGTTATTCCGTATTGTTATGCCTCGTGGTCGTTTACATAAAACAGATATGCTTGCCAAAGTATATAAATTAAAAACGGAATTATATGATAAAGAAACGGACTCTGGTATGACAGGTCAGTGGTATGACGGTGCTCATGATTCGCTAGATAAGATATTAGATATAATAAACGAATATAGTCAATGAATCAATCATTAGTATTATTGTTATGTTTGTCTCCACTAGCAACAATTTTTATTGTAATGAAACTTGCTATTTGGATAACAGAAACATCATCGTTTCGTTCCAAAACAGAAGAACTAAAAAAGATGCAACATGGACCCAGATTAATCTGGGATTATGAAGATGAAGAAACAGATAACTGGTAAAAAGAAACCCGCGTGGGAGGATGTAACCGACTCACAAAAAGACTGGGATGACTTCTGGTATAACGAGGATAAATAGTATCAGCTTGGGAAGTTGACATGTCTGCTAATTGGTATAAGGAACAACCTACTAACAGGAATTTCCTGAACCCTATTGGTTATCTCCTTAAATTAGAAAAATTTGAAGGTGTAGATTTTTTCTGTCAGACAGCAAATATCCCCGACGTTTCAATGCCAACTACGGAAGTAGCAAGTCCTTTCAGAAACTTGCCTATCATTCCTAGCGGTGGTGTAACGTTCGGGGATTTTTCTGTGCGTTTTATTGTTGATGAAGATCTTGTAAATTATAATAGCATTTACAAATGGATTAGAGACAATGGCAACGCAGATCAAATGCAGCGTACAACAAAAGAGTCAGAGATTTATACCAATGGACAACTTAACATTGTTACCTCACAATACAATCCAGCATTTGTTATAGACTATAGAGATATCTTCCCTGTCAATTTGTCGGGTTTACAGTTTGATGCTACAATGACAGATGTAGAATACATTACTGCTGAAGTTACATTTAAACATCAACAATTTTTTATTCGTGATAATCAATTTAGAACTCTATGAATTTTGAAACCCTTCGTAATAAATTTGAAAAATTAAGAGAGGACTGGACAGAAGATAGTGCAGTTGACTTTCAATTCAAGAACAAACAGTATACCACAGATCTAGGGCAACTCGCATTATCTATCCCTTTCCAACATAATAAATACTTAAACCACTACACTGACATTCAGCAGATCAAGACCTCGCTGGAATTTGAGACTCGCAAACTGGTAAAGAATAAGCGTGAGTATTACTCAGGCGAAGCAGATGCTAAGACCTACGCTGCTAAACCATTCGGATCAAGCATTAAGACTTCAGAGAAAATGAGAACTTACCTTGAGGCAGATGAGGAGATCATCAACCTTGAGGCAAAGATCAAATACTTAGACCAGATGTTATACTGGTTGGATCAAGTCATGCGTCAAATTTCTAATAGAGGTTTTCAGGTCAAGAGTGCCATTGAGTGGGAGAAATTCGTTAATGGACAATGATGACCACCCTCAGTATTAAAAAGAAAAACGAAGTATACGTTACCATTCAATCTGCTGATCCACATGTACACCAGGAACTCTTAGATTATTTTTCGTTTGAAGTTCCTGAAGCAAAGTTCTTGAAGAAGAATCCCAGATACAAATACTGGGATGGAACTATTCGCCTGTACTCTCCTGGTACAGGAAACCTTTATGGTGGTCTAATGAAGCACCTGCAAGTGTGGGCTGACGAACGACAATATAAAGTTGAATATGAAATGAATGACTGGTTTGGAGAAGTCAGAGAAACTAACGACTTTGTTTCATACGCAGGCATTGAAACATTTATGAATAAAATTACACGATCTGAAATCAAACCAAGGGTGTATCAGTATCGTGCAGTTTATGAAGCAATTAAAAATAATAGAAAACTTTTACTTTCTCCTACGGGGTCTGGTAAATCTTTGATGATCTATTCCCTCGTGAGATACTATACTGCTACCAACAAGAAAACGCTCATCATCGTTCCTACTACGTCCTTGGTAGAACAGATGGTTAATGACTTTAACGACTACGGGTGGAATGCTGACGATCATGTGCATAAGATATATTCGGGCAAGGATAAAAATACGGATAAACCAATTGTTATATCAACTTGGCAATCAATTTACAAGTTTCCCAAAAGATACTTTGATGATATTGACTGTGTTATCGGTGATGAAGCACACCTATTTAAATCAAAGTCCCTCACGGGAATCATGACTAAACTACACAATGCCAAGTATAGGTTTGGTTTTACTGGAACACTTGATGGGAGTAAAACTCACAAGTGGGTGTTGGAAGGATTGTTTGGTGATTGCGAACAAGTTACTAAAACAGACAGTTTAATTAAGGAAGGTTATCTTTCTAAATTTAGGATCAAAATCCTACTTTGCAAACATGCTCCGCAACACTTTGAATCATATCACGAGGAGATTGATTACCTAGTAGAGCATCGTGGTAGAAATAATTTGATTAAAAATTTAGTAAAAGATATTGAAGGAAACACTCTTGTGTTATTTAACTATATCGAGAAACACGGTGAACCACTTCTAGAATTGATAAATAGCACCATAGACCCCGAGCGAAAAGTATTTTTTGTTCATGGTGGTACTGATGTAGAAGATAGAGAACAAGTCCGACAACTTACTGAAACTGAGAACAATGCTGTAATCATTGCTTCTTACGGCACATTCTCTACAGGGATTAACATCAAACGATTACACAACATTATTTTTGCTTCCCCAAGTAAGTCGCGCATTCGCAACCTCCAGTCAATCGGACGTGTCCTCAGGAAAGGCGAAGGAAAAGATATAGCAACCTTATACGATATAGCTGATGACATTGGCGGTCAGAACTATACCCTTAGACATTTGAATGAAAGAGTTAACATTTACAATGAAGAGAACTTTAAGTATGAGGTTATAAAAGTAAACCTTAGAGCAAATTAAATATGGAAGAAGAATTCTATGCAACTATCAAATTAGTATCCGGTGAAGAGTTAGTATCTAAAGTATGTTATCTTACTGAAGAAGATAAAATTATGTTAGAAAAACCTCTCATAGTTGAAAATTCTAAACAAAGAAAAGGTCAATTAGAAGTAGCAGGCTTTGCTTTGAAAGAATGGATCTCCGCTACATTTGATAATATGTTTGTAATTAAAAAAGATCATGTATTAACTATGGTTGAAATTAAAGGAGAGATTGTTGACTTCTATGAAAAAACTCTTCTCCGCATGGAGAATGGAAAGTCTCTAGCAGGAAGAGGAAATAAATTACCTAGAGATTCTGGATACCTAGGTTCAGTAAAGGAAATGAAAAAATCTTTAGAAGATCTATTTAATAAAAGCTAAGAGCTACAACCCTTCTGAACTCTGACATAGTTATTCTACTGAGTTTATGGGGATTTGTCAAGCTTTGACAAGAATGGAATAGAGTGGTATACTTAATATTATGATAATGTAAGGCAAACCGTGGCATACATAGTAATGGCAAAAAGAAAGCAAACCGAATATTACGTTAATAACAAAGAGTTTCTCGCTGCTATCACTGAGTATCGAGACAAGGTTATTAAAGCAAAAGAACAAGATAAACCTCGACCACGGGTCACTAATTACATTGGTGGGTGTTTCCTTAAGATCGCTACACATCTATCATACAAACCAAACTTTGTCAACTACATGTTCCGTGAGGATATGATCTGTGATGGTATTGAGAACTGCCTACAGTATATTGACAACTTCAATCCAGAGAAATCCCAGAACCCGTTTGCTTACTTCACTCAGATTATCTACTACGCTTTCTTGCGTCGTATCCAGAAAGAGAAAAAGCAACTAGAGATCAAGGGTAAGATCCTAGAGAGATCTGGACATGACGAAGTGATGCATACTGATTCGTATGATGGTACAATGTCTGGTATGAACGCTTCTTACTCTGACATGGGTAGTATCAAAGAAAACATTGAGACAAGAATGAACCGATGAATTATGAATGGTATGAAACACCCTATGGAAAATTCCGTATGAAAGATCATAAACCTAAATGAAAATTGCACTCATTACAGATTGTCATCTTGATGGACGCAAAGGTTCTCTAGCGTTTTGGAACTACTGGCAACAATTCTATGACAATATCTTTTTTCCAACTCTTGAAAAAGAAGGTATCGATACCGTCATTGATCTTGGTGACACATTTGATAATCGAAAGTCTATGGACTTTAATACCTATCATCGTGTTCGTGAAAACTACTTCGAGAAATTAGAAAAGTATAACGTGCATATGTTGCTTGGTAATCATTGCACTTACTACAAGAATACCAACCGCGTTAACTCACCAGAACTTTTACTTGAAAAATATCACAACATCACAATCTATTCTGAACCTAAGCATTTAAAACTTGGGAATAAAAAGTTTTTGATGTTGCCATGGATCAATAAAGAAAACATAGAAGATATAACAAACCTTCTTAATACTAGTGAAGCAGATATTTGCTGCGGACATTTAGAACTTGCTGGTTTTGAAATGAATGCAGGAATGGTTATGGATCATGGTATGGATTCTAAATTGTTCCATCGTTTCAAACGAGTGTGGTCTGGACATTATCATCACAAATCAAAGAAAGGTAATATTCAATACCTCGGCAACCCTTATCAGATGTTTTGGAAGGATTATAAAGACCGTCGTGGATTTCATATCTACGATACTGAAAGTGATCGACTTAAGTTTGTTGCAAATCCCTACGAGATCTTCGATAAAATTTTCTATGACGATACTCGTGTAGATTATAACAAACAAGATGTATCTGGTTATAAAAACCAGTTTATTAAACTTGTAGTTGAAGAGAAACGAGACTACCAAATGTTTGAAACATTGGTCGATCGTCTTTACAATGTAGGAGTCCACGATGTAAAAATTGTAGAGACCTTAGTTGATATTGAAGATCAGGTAGACCTTGAAGTTTCTACTAAAGATACACTCACTCTTCTTAACGAGTATATTGATGAAGTGGAAATGACCGTAGATAAATCTGATCTCAAGAGTTTAATGAGATCTCTATATATTGAAAGTTGTAACGTTGCATAGTTATGTTTATTGTAACTTTAGAAGATCAACCTGATGGCATATACTCTATCTTCGATGATGCTGAAGATAGAGTAATACCTATATTTCAAGAAGAAGAAGATGCTGACAGATATCTTTTTATGTTAGAACATGATGAAGATTATCCACCTATGCAGATATTAGAGATTGACGACCGTGCTATAATAATGGCATGTCAAGAACGCGGTCATAAATTTTCTATTATTACTGCTGACGATTTTTTGATTCCCCCTTGATGACCGAGAATGATTATTTTTAAGAAAATTAGGTGGCGCAATTTCCTCTCGACAGGGAATACCTTTAGTGAAGTTGATTTACGAGCATCCAAAACTAATCTGATTATAGGATCAAACGGCGCAGGTAAGAGTACCATTCTAGATGCTCTTACCTTTTCTTTGTTTGGGAAACCATTCCGTAAGATTAACAAACCGATGCTGGTAAACAGTATCAATGAAAAAAACTGTCTTACTGAAATTGAATTTAGTATTGGTAAGAAAGAATACAAATTAATTCGGGGAGTCAAACCAAATGTATTTGAGATTTACTGTAATGGTGAACTGTGGAATCAGGAGAGCTCCTTAGTAGAACAGCAGAAGAACCTTGAAAATAATGTTCTCAAGATGAACTACAAGTCATTCACACAGATTGTGGTGCTTGGTTCTTCTACGTTTGTTCCATTCATGCGTCTGCCTCTGGCACAACGTCGTGAGATCATCGAAGACATTCTAGACATCCAAGTATTCTCTACGATGAATGTTCTTCTCCGTGATAAAGTCAGAGAAAATAACGAAGACATTAAGACACTTGACTATGAAATCTACCTTGTGTCAGAGAAGATAGATCTCCAGAAGAAGTATATGCTGGAACTGGAAAAGAAAACTAAGGAAGAGATCACTCGTAAGGAGAATAAGATCGCTGAATTGTTGGGAGATGAAAATAATCAACACCAAGAAATTGCGCGACTATCGTCTGAAGTTGAAAAACATTCTAAAGAAATGGAAGCGGTGTCTAGCAGCACCTCAAAACTGAAGAAGTTAAACACTTTTTTTATTAAACTGCAAGGTAAATTAAATACCTGCCGTAAAGAACATGAGTTTTTTGAGAAAAATCATGTGTGTCCTACTTGCACTCAGGACTTATCAGAAGAATTTCGTAACGAAAAACTAGAGACTGGTAAGCAAAAAGTTGATGAAATGTCTTTGGGTTATACTGATCTTCTTAAAGCTATTGATGATGAGACTGAACGTAATCAAAAGTTTCTTGAGTTGTCAAGTCAGGTCATGTCTATCAACAACTCTATCAGTCAATCTAACTTCCAGATTACATCAGTCAGAAAAACTATTTCTGATATTGAATCTGAGATTAAAGAACTGGGGGGTAGCAACCCAGACAAGAAAGCAGAGTTCGTAAAACTTGAGGGTCTTGTTAGGAATAAGAAACAATTGGGTGGCACACTCGCAGAGAACCGTAAGGACCGTGATACACTATTAGTAGCATCGCAACTGTTGAAAGACAATGGTATCAAGACTAGAATCATCAAGACCTATCTTCCAGCGATGAACCAACTCATCAATCAGTATCTTCAGAGTATGGACTTTTATGTCAACTTTACACTGAATGAGAACTTTGAGGAGATAATTAAG